CGATGAACAAAATATGATATTCAAACACGAAATTACTTGGGATGGGATAACAATAATTCTTGCACTTGCTACGGGCTTGATTTTCATCGTTAAATTACAAGACAAGGCAGATGCGTCCTTTAACGCTGCACAACTTGTGTCCGCGCATCAGAATGTTCAGGATGACCACTTGAACAAACTAGACACATCAATCCAACTGTTGACTGAAATCGTTGCGGAACGAACAGGCAAGCCAATTCCAAATTCAATCATACGGAATAACGGAGGTTAAATATGAAACACTTTGACGCATATCTTTACGCGACAATCGCCGTCGCGGGTTCGATTACAGTCTCATTGGGAACAGATGAGGCTTACAATCTCTTTGCACCGCAAACCCTTTTCTGGTCGAAGTCCATCATGGGAGCAATCAGTGCGGGTGCATTGGCAATCAAGATGTATCGCTCGACGACGTATGCGAAGTCGCAAACTGACTCGGCGGAAGGGATTGTAATAAACGCAAGTCCTAAATCAAAACCCATAACGCCGGAAACCCCGGCAGTCGAGCCATGAAATTTATAGTCATTCAAACCAAAACCTGGACTGATGAGAATGGAAACACTCACCAAGTAACATTCACTTTTGAAGTATGACACGGCAACGCGACACGCGAACAGACGCAATTCTTGAATGGATTGTGCGGAACTGGCTGGAGTTATTGATGGACGCGGCGGTTATCGCGGCTTTTGTTGTCTTTGGAACGCTGCTTATTTGGGCGGCGATGATTTGAAAACGAAACAATCAAAAACTAAAACTATGCAGAAAATCACAATCGCGGTATTGGCCGCACTCGCCCTGGCGATGTGCGGGGTAACGTCGGTGAAGGCCGACATCACCATCACAAACGTAACCAGCCTGACCCTTAACACGAACTGGGCTGCAATCCCGTATGGCTCATATCGGACGGATACCAAGCAGTTTGGAGGCGGGGCCGCGATTCTTTACGGGGTGACGCCTTACGTTTGGGCGGGGTTGCGGGCGGAAACATTTGGCGGCGCGTTTTCCGAGGCGGGCGTGCAGGCGCAGTTGCAAACTACAATCCACTGGAACAGCGTGAGCATCACGCCGTTTGTGGAGGCGTCAACCGGCATGGGCAAGAGCACGCTCTATGCAAGCGCCGGGCCGGGCGCGCTTGTGAGCCTGCACACTTGGAAATTCAGCAACGGCAACGCGCTGAATCTTGGTTTGATTGGGGACTACGAACACGTTGTCAACGGCTCGCAAAATTGGAATCAGGTCAACGCGGGATTATTTTTGAGATTCACATTTTAACCAACCTCGCGCCGCTATATTGCCATCGGAAAACTTTGGCTGGCCTCGTTATTTGGGCCTCTTAAACACGGCGCAATTTAATTTTATGGAATACGCATTCAAGGAGGACAGGAATTGATATGGCGTTGCTTTGGTTTTAATAGTTCTGTCCATGAACTGGACCATACTTATGGCCTTCATAACCTTCTCGAACTTTAAGAACGGACTTGATACACGCCGGAGCGAGCTAACCACTCAACCCGGCGCGCTGTTACAGTTACAGGATGCCCATGTTAACGAGGGAGCGGAAATTGAAAAGCGAAGGGCGTTTCAAGTTGGTTCTTACATTCCAGAGAACGCTCTTGGCATTGAGGTGACTGGGCAGGGATTCACGCCAGGTTACTTTGGTGGTCTTGTTTGCTTTGGGAGTGGGTCGTTAATTACGACAACCATAAATCGACAGAATGTTGCGGGAGTAGTAACCTTAAACATCTCTGCGGCAAAACCACTTTATTCGTGGGTGGCAGGGGATATTATTAACGTAATTGGCCTCGGCGTTAATGCGAATAGTGGATTAGACAGCTATAATGGGAACTTTGTTCTTACTTCTGCAACGTATCACACAGGCACACCAAATTATTATAGTTTGGTTTATAGTGTGACAGACCACGTGAGTGAAACTGTCGTTGGTGATACAAGTGGTATCGTTGGTTGGGGCACGACACAATTTAATTATGGACCAGGTAATAATCCGCAAAATTCGTTTGGTTCTTGCACGACAGTTTCAAGAGCAAAAGCTGGCGGAATTGCAACGGTTGTTGTAGTTTCGTATCCACCTATTTATGGTGTGGTAAATGGTAACAGTATTGTCATGACAGGAATGGGTGGCACGGGATATAATGGACAAGTGGTTGTTTTATCTATTACTAAGGTTAGTAATGGCTACGCTATTACCTATGCAACGACGGCTGGCACGGAGGTAACGACCGCAGATACAAACGGCACTGCCTACTGGCCGGGTGGGTTCACGAACTTTGTTTATTATCAACCTCTCGTGCATCCAGCGGTGCAGGATGGCGCGACGTTCGACGCAACGTATCACGCGTTGACGGCGATTACAGCTTCAACCTCCTTTGGCGGCTTTACATGGGTGTCAGCAACATTTTCTGACGGAAACACCTTTGCCTATTGGGGTCAGGAATATGTGCCAGCTTTTCGTAATGGACAAGTTTTGAATGGTTGGGCAACGAATCAGGACATCGCAAAGCAACTTGCAGGACAGATAACAGATGGGGCGTTAAGCGGTTTTACTGTTGGGAGCGTTGTTTCAGCGGGTGCAACGGGTTATGAGTTTCAGATTTACACTACGCCGGGACAGAGCTTCTCATTAGTCTCTACTCCTGCTGCAAATGTTGGGAGTGGAACAATGGTTAGCTCATATTTAAGTAATAGTGTTGAGACCATCAGTGCTGTGGCGGCTGCGGGAAGTATTGTTTTGACTGGCGGTTCAATAGCAGGAAGCGCTTCAATGTCCTCGATTAAAGTTTCTACTGATAGTGGAGCAACGTGGGGAACAAACCTTTTACAAGCAGCAGTTCCGTTTGATACAAATTTAACTCAAACAGCGACCAATATAGCATTAAGTATTAACACGAACACCGCTTTGAATGGTGCATATAACGCAGTGGCCACTGGAAATACAATAACTGTCTATGCTAATTCAAATATCGGCACGACGGCAAATGGTTATGATTTGCAGACAGTAGCTACCGGTGACCTTTGTGTTGATAATATAGTCTTTAATTTCACTGCGGCATGGGCATCGGGGGATAAGGTTACGGGTTTGCTCTATAACACGACGGGCGTAATAACCGTTTCTATTCTTGGAGCAACAATTATTTACGATATTAGTGATACCCTGCTTTCCTTCGTGCAGAAAATCGTAACTCAAATTAAAACAAATGCGGGTTACACTGCTTATGCTTATGTGAATACCGTTGTGGCTGGAACTGTGAATCTTGTGATAAGTTGCTTAACTGCTAGTTCTGCTACTGTTGCTGGAACTGCTGGCTGCACAATTGCATACACGTGTTATTCAGGTGGTTTAGTCTATAACGGCCTCTCCGGTGGCGCGACAAACACGGTTAATCCAATAACATTTAACATTTTACCTGCTTACATATACGCTACTCCCGGTGTTTACATGTTTGCAGTAAATAACCTTTTAGGTGGTGTTGTTGGCACTTATACATATAACTGGGTTTTTACATACACATTGGGAATACTTTGTCTTGGTGGACCACCCGGAAATATAACTAGTGGTGCAACAACGAATGTTGCAACATTAGCATTAACTTTTACACCAGGTGGTGCTTACTCCTTTTATGGAAAATTAAGTTGCACAATTACTGATGCAGTTGGTAATACTGCTACTCAAGCCGCTTCTGTAGTATATTGATTTTGTGGCTACAACTAACATTCCTAATGTTTGGACCGTAACACCTCTCTCTGGTGGAGTTAATGGAGTAACTGGCCGTGGTCCAACGTGGAACGTGCTTGTTGATGGGGCTTGGACAGTTGGTGATAAGTTTGCCTTTGAGATTGTTTTGCCAGCGCAGACATATGACTTCGGCACAGGCCGAATGACAGGAGTCGTCCCCGTATCTGCGATTACGCTTTACGACCGTGTGCATCTTGTTGCAGGGACATATTGGGCCGGCTCCAACAATGGCGATGCTACCGCGTGGGAGCAACAAGCTCCCGGCGCGTTTAAGATTCAAATAGCGAACCAGAGTCAGCAGCCAGAGACCTTGTTGGCCTTGTCTCCGTTTCAGGGTCAAATGGCATTGTTCTCTCGGCACACGACTCAAATATGGTCTATAAATGCTGACTCGACACTAATAGCACAAAAACAAGTTTTGTCGAACATTGGAGTGGTTGCCCCCAATTCCGTGCAGTCTCTTGGAGACCTTGATGTTATGTTTCCATCGGATTCGGGAATACGGAGCCTACGGGTGCAGTCCATTAACCTTAATGGCTATATCAGTGACATTGGAAGCCCGATTGACTCTTTGGTAAAAGCTGCGATACAGGGACAAACGAATTCGCAGTTGCAGGGTATCGTTGCCACGGTCGACCCTATTGGCAATCGCTACATGATTTATTTTCCGAGTGTTGGAACGTATGGAACATTCTACGTTTTGTCTTACTATCCCGCGTCAAAGATTATTGCGTGGGCGTCTTACTTGCCGACGATACCCACGTTTAACTTCACCATTAGTGGATTGCGTGTTTGGAATTCTTTCGTGTATTTTCGTGGCACAACCACCACAAAGTTTCCTTTTGGTAACAAGGCTTTTATTGGCGTATATGGAGACCCGTTGAATACTGCACAATACGACGCAACTCAAGCGGTTGTAGTTACTCCCTGGTTTGACTTGAAGAAATCCGCACAGGTCAAAACTGCAACAGAACTTGACTGGGTGATTATTGGCCAATGGCAGTTTTCTGGTTCAATGGATTTTAATGGTGTGACGAATGGGGGTGGGTTACAGCAAATTACGGGTAACGTTAATCCTACAAACAATACCGCGGCGTCGTTTCAGACAGGCAGTATTGACTGGACTGATGAGGGATACGGAGCCCAACTTAAAGCCGTAAGCACTGCCGCTGGCACGGGTCAAGTCGCACCAACGCTTAGTTCTTTAGTTCTTCACTATGAACCCGGAGACGAGAAATGAATGAGATTGTTAAAATAAGACCATTTGTTCAGCAAGACTGGGAGCAGCTTAAAGCTAGTGCGGAGAAAGACCAACATTCAGGAGTGTATTGTCCCACTCATGTCTCGTTAAAAGGTAACGAGATTGTTGGGTATCTTTCAGTTGGGGTTATTCCAATTGTTTTAACGTGGCAGCATCGAGAGAAGGTTGGGCCACTTGATTCTGCTCGTCTTATGGGTTTTCTTGAAGGTGCGTTGTCAAATTACAAACAAATTTGTATTCCATGTGACCCTGACAGCCCTTATAATCGGCTGTTGCCGAAGGCGGGGTATATCGAATACACTAAACCAGTCAAACTCTACATAAAGGCATAATATGGGATGCGGAAGTTCAAATGCAGGTCGTCAAATGGCCGACCAACAAGCGCAACAAGAGGCGTTAACGAACCAGTCTGTTGCGAACATCAACAAGGCGTTTGCGGGCTTCACGCCAGACTTTTACAAGGGAATATCAACAGCGTATCAAAACTACCAAATGCCGTTGTTGCAACAGCAGTATCAGCAGAACGCGAACAACCTTGGTTTCAAGCTTGCAGGACAAGGGTTGCAAAATTCTAGTCAAGCACAGGACTTGCAGAATAGGTTGAGCCAACAGAATACACAAGCGACACAACAAATCGCGCAGCAGGGCTTGTCACAAGCACAGCAGTTACAACAGCAGGTTGGACAAGAGCAATCAAACCTTATTGGGCAAGCACAGACAGCGAGTAATCCTAACGCTATCGGGCAGTCAGCGATAGCTGCGGCGTCGGGTTTTCAAGCTCCTTCGTCTTTTCAGCCGATAGGGAATCTGTTCGCAAACTTCTCCCAACAATATCTTGGGAACCAGCTTGCGAATACATATAATCCTGCTACCGCGTTGCTTGGCGGATATGGGTTTAATTCGGGTGGCTCAAGTAACTTTTTACCGGCAACTTCATACTAAAAGGAACGATTATGGCATGTGGAACTATTGCAGGATTGGTGCTTGGTGGTGCTGGTGCAGGCGTAAACGCTTATGCGGGAGAAAGAACCCATGGTGCGATGAACTCCGCTGTCAACCAAGAAATGGCGAGGAACCGGGGGTATCAGCAACAAGGACAACAAGTGTTCCAGCAGTCTCTTGACCAGTCAACGCCACAAGCCGCAAAGCAACAGATTGGGCAGGGTCAACAGCAGCTTGCGGGGCTGATACAGAACGCACAAGCTGTGCCGTTGTCTGCTTCGATGCCGAGTAACACGTTGGGGGATAGTGGTGTAAACGCTCAAGCGCAACAGGCCAAGACGAATATGTCGAATACGGCAGCCTCAAACTATGGCGGTTATTCAAACTATGGCTTGCAGCAATACTTGAAAGATATGCAAGCACAGAACCAGCTTGGCGTAATTAACCAAAACGCGCGTGGTTGGGCGAATGTGTTGCCAGCGCAGTTACAGGACGCACAGAACTCGCAACAGGGGTTGCAGGCATTGGGGTCGCTGCTTGGCACGGCGGGGTTGGTGACGGGACTTGGAAGTGCAATGTCAGCACCAGCAACAGGGGTATCAGCAAGTCAGTCTGCTAATGTGCTTGGTGAAATGAATGGGACAAGTTATCTTGGTGTCCCAACGTTTAGTTTTAACCAAATACCATATCCATACGGTCTATTTTAATAAGGAACATTATGGCTATTATTGGCAATCCGTGGACGCAGGACGCTGCGGCGTTTGGGCAGCAAACAGGCAACGCGTTGGCACAGGGCTTAATGCGTTTGCCGCAGGAGCGGTATCAGCTCGCGTTGAACGCGGCAAATCAAGCGCGTCAAATGCAAGCAATGCAGAACTTGCAGCAGTATCATCAAGGCATGTTGGGGATTAGGCAACAGGGTCTTAATAACCAACAGCAAGGTCTTGACATGAGGAACCAGAACGAGCAGATGGCGAACCAGATTCGTATGTTGATGGCGCAGGTGGCCGCTGGTAACTTGCAGAATCGGCAGAACGCGCCGCTGGTTGTGCCAGCCGGGTCGAGTGTGTTCGATAGAAATAGCTTGGTTGGGGGACAGCCGTCTACGAGTCCCGACTATGGCCCAATGGGGAACACTCCACCACAGCAACAGGGTTTGCAGCAGCCGCAAGCACAGCCTGTTGTTAGTCCTCTTGCAACCGCACCCGTGCGTCAGCCCGCCGTTAACCCTAATGCCGAAATGCGTAATCAGCTTGACGCTGGTCGTCTTTATGGACAAGCGTTAAGCTCGACGAATCTGCCGAATCAAGACCCGAAGGTGGTCGGGACGTTGAGCAATTTGTTCTACAATGCGAAGCCACCGATGCCGCAGTCGGGTGGAGCAGGAACTGGTCAGCCAACGACTAATGCGTTGCAGCAGGCACCAGCGAATCCGCAGACTGGTGGTCGTCCTATCAGTCTCGGAGTCGCGCAGCTTTTTCTACAAAAAGCGAACGGTGACAAAGATTTGGCTCGTCAAATGGCTCGTCAGGCTGGCTTTGCTTTTTGACGTATGCCTGATATATTCGACCAAATTGCGCCGTCGAATAGTGTTACTCCGAAGGGAGACATATTTGACGAAATAGCATCAACACCAGCCAGTTTTCCGGGCCTTGGTCATGCAACGGGAATCTCTGCTTACAAGCCTTCTCTTGGAGAACGTATTCTTGGCTCTAATTATCAGCCAATGATGGATGCTTTGTTTAGCTCTAAGAATCCAGTCTTTTCAAATGTTAATCAAAACCCACAGACGCCTGTTCAAGGTCTCGTTGCTGGCGGCCAAAACCTTGTTAACTCTTTAGCAACTCCCGGTAGCTTGGCGTTAATGGCGGTTGGTGTGCCGCCTGAGTTTGGGCCGACGTTGCCGACACTTGGTAGTGCAGGGAGACTGGCTTATGGCACGGGGCTTGCTGGTGGCGTAGTTGCGCCATTAGCACAGTCAGCCGGGGTTTTATCTCCGGGTTCGGGAGCATCATTACCAGAAAGAACGGAAGCCTCGGTTCTTCCGTTGTCGATTATTGCGGGTATCGCGGCCAAGAAAGGTTATGACCTTGGTTACGGTAACGCGGACAATCCTGCTATTTCCGAGTGGATGAAGTTACAGCCGCAAAGAGAGTTAACTCTTGACGAACTAAACGCACGTGCGAATTTTGTTAAAGAGCAACAGCCAAAACAGTCTTCAGTAGCCCCAGTCCCACCCCCAAAAGCCGCGACAGCTCCCGTCGTTTCTTCTGTTGATGCAACATCTGTTCCCAAATCCAAGTTGGCTTCAAAACCGGCTGTGGCTACTGTAGTTCCTTCAAACCAAGGTGGGACGTTGGGTCCTGTGCAGCAAGCAGCGAAAGAGCCGGTTGTTCAGCCACAGACGCTAAATCCCGTCATCGAGAACCTTGCAAAGAAGGTTGCCGACCCAACAGCCGGCAGGCTGTCCCCCGCCGAGAACCAATTTTTATCGCAGATTAGTCGACAAAACCCGCAACTGCACCAGGCTTTTCTTGGTCGCGTTGCACAACTACAAAAGGAAGCAAGTGAAAATAAGCCAGCAGCAGTTGGGACAGGAAGCCCACAAGTCGTTGAAGGGCAAGCACAGCAACAAAAAGGACTCGCCCCGCAAGTCCCGATTCAAAGCGCACCTCAAGAAAAAATACCCGGAGGACAGTCTGGAGTTGCACGAGCAGATGTCAGCCGCAATGTGCAAGGCGGTGGGGGAGTAACGTCTAATCCTCTTGCTCCGTCAACCGTGGTTAAGGGCGTCAACAAGCTTGGTTCTTACGGCCCAAGCATTAAAAAAGTCAAGACCGAAGCGTTGTTTCAACAGCTTGGTATTAACCCCAAGGTTGGAAGTGTGCCCTTTGCGAAGCTGACACAAGGGCAGCTAATGGAGAAGCGTCGTGTCTTGCAAATGGTGTTCAAAAATCTTCTTAATCAGTCGCACCCAGATAAGGTGTCGCAGGACCCCGTGAGTCAAAAAGCAGCGCATGATAAGTTCGTGAATCTCATCGCCGCGAAGAACGAGCTTGAAGGGAGACTGACGAAAAGGATTCAATTTGCGCCTACGAGTGAGGGGAATGTGGTTAAAGGTGCTGTCCAGAAACTGGACAGGACTGGGCCGGAGAGCGGAGCGTTGTTTCCAGAGTCTCCTGTGTCGAAGGCAGTGAAGGAGACTGGGGCAACAGAAGGCACTCCCAAACTCGTTGAGGACGCCCATGCCAAACTCGACAGCCTGAAAGCCTTCGGTAGTCAAATCTTCGATGCCGTGACCGACCAGCACATGTTCAAATCATGGATGTTGAAAAGACAGGGATATGACTTGCCGAAGATTGAGGCGTTGAATCCGGGGTTTGCCAACATGGTGGCGAAGTATGCAAATAGCCAGGTCGCAAGCGTGCTACGCGCACACGCAAATATCACAAAGGTTCTTGGTGACAAAGCTAATAACGAACAGTTCCGTAAGCAGCTTGGCGGCCTTATCTACGAGGATATGCGGCGTGCATCGGGCGGTATTGGTAACCCAGTATTCAAGCTTAAGAACAGTCCCTTTGCGAACGAGCAACAATACCAAGCGGCGTTGAAGAACCCGGAGTTTCAGAAAGCGTTAGCGGCGTGGAAGCAACATATACAACCGCTGGCAACCGAAATGCACGAAAAGCTCGGTGGCTCGTTGGCCGAGTCCGGCCAGCAGACGGGGGCGTTTGCGAACTTGATAGCGATACTGAGGGACGACAAAATCGAGCAAGTCGAGAACGCGCCTTCAACGGTCGGCCCACTCGCAACAATGAAGCGTGGCTCGGCGTTTAGCAAGGAGCGCAAGTTCACTGGTGAGGAATATAACCTAGACGCTGGCAACATGGCGTTTAGAATGCTGACAAAGAACGCGCAGCAGGCGGCATTGCGAGACGTTTATAGCGAAGGCGAGAAAGCGGGACTTCTCAAGTTGCTTAAACCCGGTGACGAGACTCCCGCTGGTATGATTCGACAGCAGAATCCCGTGACGCTTCGTTCATTGATTCAGGACGGGGAGAATGTTAATGTGTCTCGTTGGCTTGCGTTCGATAAGCGGATTTCGCCGACATTGAAACAAGCCTTGCAGCTTAATACAAGTTGGAAAGAAGCGTTGAAAGAGGGTGCGCCTGCGTTGCACGTGGCGAGTCAGGCGATTATCAAGACGCAAGTTGGCCTTGGCATTGACCTTGGGTTTCACACCTTCAACGATATGGTCGCTGTTGCGAATAGCCCAAAGGGGTTGTTGGCGTTGCCGTTAAAAGCGTTACAAGTCGCCAAAGCTCAACACGACATCGTCTCTAATAGTCCAGAAATTCAAGAAGAACTCGCGAAGGCAGCCGAAGCAGGTGTGACTTTTCGTGGCGAGTCTCTTGGCGGGTGGAGTAGTCATGCGTTGAAGATTGCGGACACGGTGACTCGCGTAGTTCTCAACCGCGAGTTTGATAGTCTGGTTAAAGATGGCACGGTGAAGGACATTCCTGCCGAGCGGCGTCGCTATATCAACGGGCGAGCCGGTCAGTATAACAAGCGATTCATGACTTGGTTCCAACAAGGTATGCAGGAAACAGGACTTGGCTCGTTCAATGTTGCGGGGAGGAACTTCAATCGGTTGGCAGTGGGAAACTTGACAATGTCGCCAGGCGTTAAGGCAGCGAGCAATCTGGACGCTTTGCGCCTACGCCTGTCCATCGCGGTGGGTATCGCTACTGCCGCGTTGATTATTCCCGCAACGGTGAACAAGATGACCACGGGTTCGACACGGCCAGAAGGCACCGAGTTCGGGGATATCGTTCTGCACAAGAACAAAGATGGCAGCTACGAGGTTATCAATATGTGGAAGTGGACAATGCTCTACCGCGGCGCACGAGCGTCGGGAGTGGGTGCTGTTATGCGGGAACAGGTGATGCCGAGGATACGGGGAGAGCAGCCAGCTTCTATTGGGCAAACTGCCTACGATGCGATGAAAGATATTGGCCGCACAGCAGTTGCACCTTTCAGTGGGCCACCGCTTAACCTTTTGTCCGTTGGCTTGACTGGCAGAACCGAAGGGGGTCTTGGCTACGAGCAAAGAACACCCGGAGAAAAGCCTCCGTATTTTCAAGCGATGCTTGGACAGCTTAATCCATTGGTCGGCCCGCTTGTGCAGAACCAACAAGCTAACTCGCCTATGGCTAGGGTTGGACAAAGACTCGGCTCGGTGGTTGGCGTGCAAGCGAGTCAGGCTCCGTTTTCTATCATACGAAATAGGGCAACCCAGTGGAAGCAGTCTAATAACATTCGCACCGACGAGGCAAGTTTCGCGCCTAGCGAGTATTTGCCGTTGAAGCAAGCGTTACTTGTGGGCGATATGGACAAAGCGAAGGAACAATACCAACAGTTACTTAGTGAGAAAGCCAACCAGCATCCGTCGTTGTCGGATGACGAAGCTAAACACGAAGCACAGATGGACTTGCAGAAGGAGTTCAGTAAGCTAGAGAACTTCCGCTTTGTGAACAAAGAGAACGAGGATAAGTTCAAAGCGTCGCTTAGTCCAGAACAGCGCAAGATGTATGACAACGCCGTTGCCCAACAAAAGCAAATAGCCGACAGCTTTTTCAGTCAGCTACAAGCGAAGATTGATAGTAAAGCTCCGAGAGGCTTCAAGCCACCGACAATGCGGAAAGCAAGAGGATTTAGTCAGCAATTTTAATTATGCCAACACAAGCACCCCAAAAACAAAACGCGCTTTCGAGTCCCAAGTGGATGCCGAAAACGCCGAGCGAATACCCATATCCCGTATTCGTCATGTGTCCACCGGCCTTTGTGGACACTAAGATAAAGAACAACAAAACAATGGAAGAACTATCCACGCATGAACTTGACCGTCCGAAGTTTCTTGCCCAGTGGTATAATCTTTACAACTGTCTCGCGGCAAACTCTTTGACTTATCTTCTTACCCCCATGAAAGGGCTTCAAGACCAGACGTATGTCAACTGCTTCGCCTACCTGCCGCACCTTAAGAATCGTAACGTGATAGTCCTTTCTAACTTTACTGCCGAAGGACGCGATGGCGAAGAATGGGTCGCCGCCGGTCTCCTTCGAGACCTTGGTTATGAAGTCGTCAAGTGCCCGTTTCGTTTTGAAGGTGAGCCGGAGTTGAAATACTTGCGGGACAATATCTACATAGGAGGGTATGGGTTTAGGTCGGACATTCGTGCGCATAAGTGGTTGGAGTCAACTTTTGGTTGTAAAATTCTTCCTATCAAAGAGACTGACGAGGTTCTTTACCATCTTGATTGTTCGGTTCTACCGATGGATGAGTATAATGTTATGATGTGTTCTGAAATCATGGAGAGGGAACAAGTTCGCGCGGTCGAGCGCGTTGCAACAGTATGGCCAGTAAGTAAGAATGACGCATACGCGGGAATATGTAACTCCTTGAAAGTGGAAAACGCGATATACAATTCGTCCAATCTTCAGTATTTGCGCCGAGGCGATGAGGGCTACGATGACCAGAAGAATAAAAACGAACGTCTTGAGCTTATTTGTCATGAATTGGGAAAGGAGATTTCGTATTTTGATTTGAGCGAGTGCGAGGCTTCGGGAGCAAAGCTTTCGTGTTTTGTGAGTCACTTGAATTACATATTCTAGCAATTCCCGTTATGTTTATGCAAACACACGGTAACAAAATTCCACCGAGTTTCGGGTCACATACCCACTTACCCTGTTTCCAATCTATATGGGTTGCCTGTCTTTGATGTGAATTACACCACCAGATTTCCTTAGTGTTTATTTTCATATTATGCTACCTTTAGCTCAATGGATTAAGAGTCCAGAAGTAGTCAGGATTAAAGAAACCAACGCCGGGAATCGTTACGGGCGTGAGTTCTTTCGTGACCCGCTTCGACCTGTTTATATTCGCCCTGAACTGTTTCTTGCGCCGGCGGACGGGGTTATCTTGTATGCTCACCCCCGCGTCAAAGCGGACGAGAGTATAGTTGTGGTCAAAGGTCGAAAATTCACGCCCCGTGATTTGCTCGATGACAAAGAGTTGGCCGGAGAGTTTCTTTGCATCGGCATTTACATGACGGAATATGACGTCCACGTCAATCGGTGTCCGACCAGTGGTTATTTGACTGAGGTCCACAAGACGCCTTATTTGTTTACGCATAATTTTTCAATGATGTTGGAGCAGGAGGACTTGATGCACGGGAAAGGTTCACACCCAGAGGATATGGGTTACCTCTTTCCCAATGAGCGTTGCATAACCAGAATGTATGCACCTCGAATAAAGACCTCATACTATATGATTCAGGTTGCAGAACGGGATGTGGATGAAATAGCCAACTGGGGCTATGAGCATCAGTGTCAGGGAGAACGCTTTGGGATTGTTCGTTTTGGTAGTCAAGTTGATTTAGTTATACCGCTTAAACCCAATGAAGATAGATACGAAATTCTTGCCAAAGTCAACTACCACGTTGTCGCCGGAGTCGACCCCATTGTGCGAGTCAAAGACTTTGGAAGCCTCGCCGTCCCCCAAGCCGGAACAGCCACGCCGAATAAAGGTGCGCTGCTTCAAAAGCGGGTGTAGAAATGACTTTTTCATATCGTTGAGGGAGTTGTTTAAGGGACAGGAGCTTTATTGTAAAGAGCACCAACCAAAGCGATTTAAGTTTGCGGGGTATGTTTAGTCCTCATCCACGTAGCTTTCAGTGACCGTTCTTCCCATAAACCGATTCCACATATTCGCTGCTCGTATTCCTTCTTGTTTCTTTCGTTCGTCATCTGCCATTTCGGGAGTCATGGCAACAACCTTCTCCACAATTTTTGTATCAATCGGCCAGTATTCTCGTGGCACCAAAACCACTCCGTCAATCCACGGAAGAACACATGTGATTAAACCGCAAACATTTAACGCGGTGTTTTTGTCTGGCCAAGTAAAAACCATTGGCACAAATACTTCTTGCTTTACGATTTCTTGAAATTGTCGGGGACCCATAATTAAAATTAAGTCTCGATTACCATAATCACGCCCGATTTTATTTCGTTCCTTGTTTACAAAACGAATGTAATCATCTACACAAATTGAAATAGTAGTAATTGTTTCTGTTTCGTAAATGTTCCATTTAACAATTTTTAGATAAAGTAAAAAACTAATTAGCTTGTTGGCAAGCCAACCGTTTTTCTTGACCGTGAGTTTTCCGTAGTTAACTAAGTAGTTGACACTGCGTTTTGTTGGTAGTATAATTTGATGGTTCATATTAATTATTAAATTCTTCTTTGTTTTTCTTTTTCCAGTAGTCTCGATTGCGACATAGATATTTGTCGTAACGTTGCTTTGCTCTTACCTTGATAAAGTCTTGTCCGCAAACTGGACAAGTCGCATGGCCGAATTTTAGAACCGTTTCTTTTGTGCCATCCTCGTGCTTTACTTTCTTCATTGGAATGATGTTTGGCATAGATTGTCGCTTTCTGCTATCGCTATATGCACCAGATAGCAAGATTGCACCTGTCGCTTTTTAGGCGGCACCTGTCGCTTTTCTAGCCTATTATGGCCTGCTATCCGGCGCACCAATAGGAGCAGAGTTTTTCATTTTTAAGTATGCTTCACGGCCAGCAGGAGTGAAGTAAGCTAAGTGACCTTCTTTATTTGCGGTGACGATGAGTTCACCAGTTTTAATATAGGAATTGCATATTTCCATGAACTCTGGCATTGAAGCATACCGACGGAAATACTTAAGCACGTTGTTCTCCGTCTGCATCCCACCTGTGCGCTCGATGAAGTCGAGGAGTTGCGCACCAACTCCGGCGAGTTCGTTGCGTCCGATGCCACTTGTTAGCCGAATAATGTCAGGCTTGAGCTTTTGCAATAACGCCTCGGCAGCTTGCAAGTGAGCGATTTCCATCTTGTCCTTGAAAGGGAACTCGCACATGTTTAAGTCAAGAGCGACCTTGAGAACTTGCATTGGTTCGGTAACCCAGAATTGACTTAAAATCGGGTCGCCGGGACGATTATCACGATGTTGTTTATACCATGCGTCCCACCATTCGGAGGCTTCGGGGTTGAGTCGAATCTCGCCACTGTATTTCTCGGCTTTTTTAAGGTGTTCGATTGCGCGGGCTAGTGCAGTTTCGGCACCTAACGGAAACCTTGGGTTCGGTATACACTTTGTCCGGCTCGCGTTGACAATAATCATTCGTCGTCCAAGCCCGCGAGAGAACAAGTCCATTTTGAGCGTGTCCATAAAAAAGCTTGGCACAGCTCCAGCGAGTAACGAGACATGAGGGTCAGAGAACCACTGGCGACGTGTAGGGTCAAGCTGTCTATCCTTTTTGAACCCCGTGCTAAAGTCCTCGCCATCGAACACTTCGGTAAGGAACTCTACCATGCGAATCTTGTCGACGGACAAGAACGAAGCAAGCTCGTTGTTAAGAATATAAAAAGGACGAAAGGATTGCAGGCTTCCGTTGGGGGTTTTCCAGACTTTGGGATTCGTGGCAGTTTCTTCCCCCATTTGCCAAGCAATGTCCTCGCGGCTTTGTATTGACGCGGACATAAGGTAGTCAGGAAAGTGTTTAACCATGATTTTCTTGTTCACGCTTAAGCCAGTGTTCTTGCCAGAACCAGCTTCGCCGACAAGAGTGACGAACAAAGCACCAGTGAACTTGAAGTAGTCTCCGTGTGCTATCCAACACTTGCGACCAAGCATGTGGCCGAGTATGGACAAGCCCGACCAGTAGACGTATTCCTCGGGAACCTCGGTGCCAGAGTAATAGTGTAGATAGTCTGCTAAATATCCCATAGTATTGTCCAGTTTGTGGACAGAACTCCCTTAATCTTTATCTGGTCTAAAACGAACGAGCGAGCCAATACGAGGCTTGTCCTTAGTCCCGTGGGGCATGTAGCGATACTCAATATGCTTCCCATGCCACTTTTCAGGATGCTGCTTGTAATCTTGCCACCATGATGTTTTGAGGTAAGCGTTTTGTCCCTTACCGGGTTTAACCTTAAATTGATGTGCTTGTCCATCTTGTGGGTCTTGTTGCACGACAAACGCGCCAACCATTCCTGCTGGTTCATATAAGTCTTGCTCGAACCGACGTTCAAGATGGCCTATCTCGTTACGAGTTCGCTCGACACCCGGCTTTAGCTTCATCTGTTCTTCAACGCCAACAATCATCGCGTCATGCGTGATGAACTCCTTAAACTTCCACATGCCGTCTTGGTTAGTCGTGCAACGCCCGTGCTTATATTTGGCGTTGGGTTGACGCAAAATCATGCCTTCTTGTTCGAGGTCGAGTTGGTTGTTGAAAAACGCTTCGGCTTCTTGTGGACTGTGGACGGGATATTGCAAAACAGGGATAACATGGGGTATGTTATGTAGAATTTGAGAATACGTGGTATAACGGGTAAAAAACAACTCCTCGGTTCCACCGTCCCAGTCCTCCTCGCACATCATATCGAAGACGTAATAGCCGATGTCATTGGGGATGTTGAGGTCAAACGTGGTAAGAATACTGCTAATGCCATTCGCCTTAATTTCTTCGTGAAAGGAACGCTTGGGTGACCAGAGTTCGCCATCAACGACAAGGTGATTCTTGTTACAAAGGTTGCCAAGTTCAGCTAGGAAGCCAGCAAGGTTCTTGTTTCGTATGTCCTTAAGGTTTGGAGATAAAAAGCGTTCGCCGCACAAGCACAAGCAACGAAAGCCGTCAAACTTGGTCGAAGCGAGTTGGGGATAACGAATTGTGGGGTGGTCGAAAGGCAGGATTTCGTTCGGACCCTTCATGACTTGTTTGATTAGTGCCATATTAGTCCTTGATATGAATCGTCACTTTGTTTAAGGGTTTGTCAACAGTTTGTTCATAGTCAAAATAGTCATGGTCGGCTTCGCAGTATTCTGGGTGATGGAAACGCACCTCTTTTTCATAGTTTCCCGCTGCGGCTTCTTCAAGGTCACGGATTAAGTCTCGTATTGTAGTTCTCATATCTTTCCTTCGTTTAGATTACCCCAACTAACTCCAAAATTCCCCTCAAACGGAATGGTAATAGTCTGCCCCGCGATGACCAGTGGGTTATCGAAGTAGCTCCGCACGCGAGGAACAGCCCAATGTGTGTCGGACTTGCGGAATTGGCCAATGAGGGCGTCATGGACTTGGTGTAGAGGCTCGATTCGGAGAGAAACCCCCGCCAACGTGCGTGTTGTATTGGGGATAGCGACGCAATCCATTCTTTCTCCTTTTGTGTTAGTTTGTGAATACCTGTTTTCATCATCACTCCATAATCTCCACGCCGCAAGATTCGTGGCGTAGGTCGTGTTGGCCTGCGGCTCGAACGCGACCGCTTTGGTTAATATCTCGTCAGGCCGTCCGAAGAATTGCCTGACTTGGCCGGAGGCGGCGACAAGAATAGGACGCTCTTTCAAGCGTCGTGCTATCCAATCGTGCCATTTACGCACGCCCCAGTAACGGGTGAAGAAATAGTTCTTGAGTCCGTCACACTCCGTCGAAGTCATGTAGAGCTTTCCCTCGGAGTCTTTGAGAATGTTACGACTAATAGTTAGTCCGCCTTCAAGGTAAGAACCACCGTGTTGGACTCGTTTACAGGCAAAACGGTCCCAGTCGTCTTTACCTATTTTCTTAACAAGCTGCGCGATTTCTTGCCTGTCGTCGGGGACTTTCCATCCACGAAGCATACAGGTAAGGATTTTGAACGGCGAGATACCGGCTTTGTAGTCAAGCAGCATATTCGGGTCGCCAAGCATTGCACTATACGCTGCCACTGTCCATCCGTCGGCACCAGACAAGTCGCATTGGAATAACCAGCAATCGTTGTCTGCAACAAATAAATCTCTATCTCCAAGAACATTTCCCGGAGCTTCCTTCGTAGAGGTGTAGTTTGGAATGGTTTGTAAATTGTAACCACTCCCGGTAGGGGACTCATAGCATGTAATTCGTCCGGTGTTAGAGCCAACAAGATTATAACCGCACCGGATTCGTCCGTCTTTGTCTGCACTGATACCGAGCATTTGCGCTCTAGTGCCGAGAGCACGTATTTCAATAGCTTTTTGGACAATGGCAAAAGCTTCAGTTTTCGTGTTTTGTTGGCACCAACGGGAGAGCTTGAGCAAGGCTTCGTAGTCACTTGTAACGTGTGGTTCTTGTCCCCTAACGTCGGACATTTGCACTGGTAATTTGAGTATTTCATATAAATATCGTTGGAATTGTTTTGCGCTATCTACGTTTAACGAGACTTCACAGAGGTCTTCGATTTCGCCTATTGTGGCAAGGCTAGGGCTAGACGTTTTAATAAGCGTTTCAAGTCTCTTGACTGATTCGATATGTTCTTTGTAAGGACGGTCTCCCTTTTTCGTCCACATAACTTCTTGTGCCTTGTTCTTGATTTCATCAATTCCTTTCGTCCACGAAAAGCCGTGGCCGGTTATGACGTTTAATTTGGCTTGGGCTTCGTGTAATGCTTTAAGCAAATCTTGACGCCGAGTAGCCGCTCTCTTAACGTCATATTTAATTCCACGAAGTTCCATATAAAGCATTACGTTTAACATTCCCATGTTAAATTTGTAATGCTCTTTAATTAGTTCCCTTTCTTTTGCTGTGCGAACTTGGTCCCATCCATTAAGTCCATCAAAGGCTGCTTGTTGTGCAAGACAACATTCTTTGGTTACGGCTGAGTCTCGACAGCAGTAAATATGATGAGTTTCTTTATCTTCGATTTTGCGTTCGTATTTGTAATAGGGTTCATCCGTATAAAGAGAAGCCTGAATAGCGAGACTTAGGCCGCCCTTACCACGAGTCTTTTTCTTTGTTGTGGCAGACTCCGAATCCGACATCGTCTTATCTTCTTTTGCGAGTTCGCTATAAAGTCCCCAATGTTTAATCATTATATCATTAGACTTGCCCTGCACTCTTATTCCATAAGAGTAATGAAGAACAAAGGTATCGTAAAGTTCATTCTGTAATACTTTTGGGACTTCGGGGTCTTCCAAAACGAAAGCCATTTCTTGCCAAAGTAAAGGAGACATTTTGTCGCAGTCCAAAATAAAAGCTTCTTGGGGACTTGTCGCAAAGCTGATACAGGTCATTGCATCAACGTAGCCTTCTATGTCAAAAGCAACCGAAATTTTGTCTTTGCGTATTTGTCGAAAACGAAAAATAATTTCTTCTTCTGATAGGTTAATCAGAAAGTTTCGTTGTGGTAAATTAAGTAGCGGACTAGCTGCTTCTCGAACAGCTTTTCGTAAGTCAAGTTGAAGAAATGGTGCTGACCCAGAATCCCGCAGGCAAAACGCAGGGTGGTATGTTGCCATACATTTCATTCCCTTGAACGGCCCTTCGTTACCCAAAAATAACGAACCACGCCAATTAGTAACACTGAACGCATGCTTTTTCGTCATCGGAGACGCACAGTCCTTTGCCGCTTTTAAGGGAATGTTGCCAAGGTCGCAAAGGAGAACTACAAGGTTTGGTTTGAACGCCACGAGGTCTTGGGTCAGTTGATATAAGCCGTGTTGGATTTCGTCGCCGTGCCATAAGAACTTGGTTATGTCGTTATTTGGTGGTTGGTATTGTGAGACGTTGCCAAGGTAACAAGCATCTTTTTGAACGCCGGCACGGGACAAGAGGGTAGCAAGAAAACGTCCCGACGCGCCGACAAAAGGTGCGCCGAATTGAACCTCGTCACGTCCGGGAGCTTCGCCGATAAGTGCGAGGCGAAGGCCAGAGGTGTAGGAAGGAAACTTGTTAGGAACCATTACAAAAGCCCTTTCAACGCTTGCGGAAACTCTGCCCACGAAATTTCCTCGTTGTTCTTAATGATGCTGACAATCTTGTTGTCCTTCCAGTGAAGCTCGTATTCGTCACCACGGAAGGAGAACACATTGACCGGATTCTCTATCTCCGGGACAAGAGTCCACCCCTTCTGTTCGATTAAAGACCGAGCAACATCGAACGCGAGACCCTCAAGCAAGTCTATTGTGCAGGAACGGACAATGCCGGAGTCTTCGATAAGGTGGTGTCGCTGTTTGCGGGATTGGATGATGTAGGAGGACATGGTTTAATTGGTTTGCGGAATAGACTAACGACGCGGAAGCGGTTTCCCGTTGAGCGGATGTAACTGATAAAGCCAACAAGCTGAAGGTCGTTGTTGCTAAATATCGGTAAAGCTTGGTCCAACCAAACCAAAAAGCCACCGGGTTCAAGGCATAAGGCACACTCGGCTACAACGCGCTCGCGGTTGACCATGCTATTTTGGTAGTGTTCGGAGTCCTCTATCGAATACGGCGGGTCGGCATAGATAACATCCGCTTTGAACGGCAGCTTCGACGAGAGGTGGTGAGTGTCGCACTCAATATCGGGTTTGTATTCCCCTTGCGGCAAACCTACACGAGTATAGTTCGGCGACGGGGGAAGGCTGCCCACAAATAAATGAACGACTTTGACCGCGTCTGGAAAGAGACTCCCGATGCGTTTAAGATACTCAGTCTGGTAGGAACCATATAAGTCGGAGATATTCCCACCCCCAACAAACCATCCACCCACGACGAATTCACGGTTATTTTTGTATTCATAAAACATTGACGTATTTGGCGGACCTAGATGCTCGAAGGCCTTGTTGTAAAGCTGTGCACGCTCCCTTAACGAGACATGCGTCATGCCGATTTTCTTGGGCGTTGTGTCCAGTTTCTGGACAATACTTGTGCCACTCGTTAAAGGTTTGACTTCAATAAACTTCTCTGGCATCGCTTTCAACAACTGCTGACGACGCTGCATTTCCGCGTAAGTCTCGTTCTCGCTTCGTCCACGAAGAACTTGCATTGCGTTATTATAGTTCCCTGCACCCCACAGCTTCTCATCGCGAGGCATTTTGAGCAACTCGTCGGCCATTGTGAAAATGTATTCGGCCACAAGCGACTTTCCAATACCGGGATATTCATTAGCGAAGTCCCGCACGCCGAACTTTTCACCTTTAAGGCGTGCTTGGCGAGCTTTCAGCGCGTAGAGCTTGGCCACCGCGATGACTTCTTCCTGCCACGTTCTCGACTTGCGGCGAATATCCTCCTCGAGTTCGATTTCTTGCTCGTCCACAATTGATAGTCCCGTTCTAACCGTCGCCTCAATTTCTGTCCATCCAAGTTGTTGTGCAGCAGCGAGGCGGCGACGACCAAAAATAAGTTGGTTGTTTTCATTGACACCAATGTTGTGGATTTGGCCAAGGCGGAACATCGAGTCGGCTAGTTCGGAGATGTCTCCGAGGTCGATGCGTTGTCGTGGGCCAATTTTGATTTGGTCGAGTTTGAGTTTCATTACATACAATAAGTTAACTGCTTTGCTGCACGAGTGATGGCCGTGTATCGCCAACGTTTCATGTCCCACACCTGTGGTGGCATCCATTCGTCAAAGACGATTAGCTTGTCCCACTCAGAACCCTGACTTTTATGGCAAGTTATTACATAGCCATAAGTGCAATAAACGACTTCACGCGGAACAAAAACATCTTTTCCTGTGCCTAGTTTCTCTGGCGTTAAGAATGGAACCTGCCAAATGGGGATTTCATAAGGCGTTCCAATCTCATCCACGCAGTCGCATATCCAAACTTTATGTTTGGTGTATTTGCCAACGACGTCCTCTTTGATTATCTTATCGACGAACAAAATCATGCCGTTGAAAACGCCTTCTTGAATGTTGTTACGAAGAACAATGATTTTCTCGTTTTGGACGAGCGTGTTCGGCTCAAGATATTTTGCTCGACGAACCATACTGTTCATATGCTCACGAGTTTTGTTCTTCGCACAAATTAACTGGTCAACCGCAAAGAAGTCACTTGTCTTGATATTCTTGTCTCGAATGACAAGGTCTGTTCCGTCGCCAACGTAGTTCATTCCTCGACCTTGTCGAATCTCATTAGCCCAGTAAATAATAGGACTCTTTTCGGCTTGTCGGTGAATCTTGGACAAAATATAGTCAGGAAACAACATAAGATTAGGGTTGTCTCCCACAGGTTCAAGCTGACCAGGGTCACCCACAAAAAGAAGTTTTATCCCGAAAGATTTAAGGTCGTTGTAAAGCTCTGTCGAAATCATGGATGCTTCGTCGACGATGATTAAGTCTCGCTTGACGTCAGGCTTGCGCTTCTTTACAAAGACAAGTTTCTTGTTTTGCATTTCACAGTCATAAATAAGGCTGTGCAAGGTTTGTGCGTGGACACTCTTTCGCTGGAGAACATTGACCGCCTTACCTGTAAGAGCGGACACGGCTATGTCGATTTCGTCGAGTTTCTTAATAACGCTTTTAATAACGGTGGTCTTCCCTGTGCCAGCATAGCCACCAAGTTTATACTCCTGCTTACAAGGGTCTTCGAGCCACTTTGCGATATTGTCAATAGCGATTTGTTGCTCCTCGGTAAGGACAACATCCGGCGGCTTTGTGATAATTGGTTTTTCTTCGACTTGTTCCATAAAGTAATTGGCAGACTCCACAACACCCGGTCTGCCAGCGGGTTCCACCTGCCTTGTTTAGGCCCGCATTGCAGTCAACAAAGTCTCGATACTTTTTGAAAACTCTGGTTGTTTATCCAGAACCTCCAAGCCAGCATTTACTTTTGCCAACTGTTTTTCGAGCCGTTCTTTCGTGCGTGTTAAGTTACCACGAACCGTTTCATCAGAGCCAGCTACTTTTTCACAGCAATCTGGTTGATTTATTTGGCCTAGTGCGAGCATAACTTTAACTCGGTTTCATGAACACAAGAATCTCGTTTTTCTCACGATATGCCTTGCCGTTTTTGTCGACGCCAGCAGGTGCCACGTCGACCGAGCAACGAACAATCGAACCCTGCAAAATCGCGGGATTCGCTTGAAAGTCGCCCCAGTTAGTCTGCACCCTTGCAGCTTGCACGACGGCTGCGACATTACGCTTGATAATGTCCCATGTGGCCTTGCCGGAGACCGAGAGGTTCAGGTTGTAAAACACCTTGATACCGATTCCCAGGTCTTCGTCTTTGACCGATTTCGACGGGGCCGTTGTGGACAGCTCCAACGCAATCATGTCGCCACCTTTGCTTGTTTTCTTCTTCTCGACCTTTGTGATTTGGAGGTCGTAGATGCCTTTGGCCAGTAATGGCATGGACGTGTCCACGCTATTCAAGTCGAGGTCAAGAGGCGGTGCGATGTTTGATGTGTCGTTCATAGTTTTCTATGCTTTCTTTGTTTTCTTACTTTTTGTTTTGCCCGATAGTTTCAGACAATGCTACTAATATCAGGCTGATTAGTAGCAAAATAGCGAGGAGTTTCATATAAGCTCCGCTCTTAATTGTTCCGTGGATATTATCGCGTTCTGAAACGCCGCAAGAATCACGAGTTCTTCCTTTGACCACTTGTTGAACTCGGCTTTGTTCAAGTCGTAAATCATCTTCACGGCTGCGCTAAAAGACGTTGGCGTGACCTTAATATCCCGCATACGGAGAAAGGTCTGACACACATCCGATATAATTTTCTCGGCTTTGTCGGTGACGATTTCTTCCTGCGAACGTTGGGCTTGCTTGGTAGCGACCTTTTGGGCTATCTCGTTCGCGGCTTCGGCGGTTATTTGCTGAATGGCGTTTTTGTTGCGCCACTTGTCCTCGGTGGAGATTTCGGGTTTCATATTAAACCCTTTTCTTTCATTATATCGTCAATAGCAGCACGCACGTTTAATGCTAACTCAAAATAACCACGACCACTGTTTGCTTCGTAGCAATGTATTCTACTTATCACTTTTTCTCGGTCTTCAACTGCACCAGAAATAAAGTCTAGTCTTTGTTTATCGGTTGGTTTCTTTTTCATTGTGTTAATTCCTTTCCGTAGATTGATTGAAAGTCGGGACTAACTTCTTGTGCCAGTCCCGACGGCCAGCGGGGGCCAATACCCTTAACAAACATTTTATCATTTGTCCATATCACTGGTTTTCCTTGTGCGTTCTTGGCTGAATAAAACACTTGTGAGAACAATCCCCCAATGTCGTTACGAAGGCCGGAGTAAACCGAGGGAAGCTCGCGTATCTGCTGGGTCAGCTCGTCCTTTTCGATTGCCGAGTGCATGATGAAAACGATATGAGCAGGGAGACAAGTCGACGAGAGGATAAGCTGACGCACCTTGTTCCCTGCCTGATACGCCCACTGACGAGCATCACACATGGCGTTGGGGTTGAAGGAAGAAAGGTGCGCGAGGATTATGTCGGTGTAGCCAGTGACACTATCGAAAACAATGGTCTTGTAAGGCAGTTCCGCTTTACCAGCAAGCTGGTTGTAGTCGCGGTAGAAAGCCTGCATACCTTCTTGGGACTTTGTCGGTAAGTAGTCGAGAGCAAGAGTGACGGGGCAAACCCTAGCATAGTCGAGCACCGTGACTCTCTTTGTCGGCGCATCGCACACAAAGCTGCCCGGCTTGCGAAAGTCGAGGTCGGCGTAGATGATGTCGAAGCCGTCGGTTTTGACGTTGGGGATAATGTCGACGCCACCGTGGTCGAAGCCGAAGTAAAGAAGGGGCTTGGGATAACTACCAACGACTGCCCCAGTCTTGAAGGACTTAGATTGGCCCATTCGGAGTTCACGAATAAGTTTCATGGCTTGTTTTCTTTTTCTGTAACTTCAAATGTTATTTCATCTTTGTAATAAGAAGTGGTATGGTTAGTTACTTCAACTGGTTTACCCAACTCTTGACTAACTTTTTCTGCTATTACAGTATAAAATTCCTTTAGTGGAATTGTTATTTCAGTTTTATTTTTTAATGTCATATTTTCAGTCCTTTCGTCCACGTATTTTCTTCAAACAAACTTCCATTCAAAATCATATCACGCTGTTCTCGCGGACACGAACACACATCATAATAATCACACATTCCATATTTATTCGTGCAATTCCAGCGATGCCGAGGGAAGTGTCCAGCAGCATGATACGCAAAGATGTTTTGGATTAGAGCCAGCACATCGGCTTTCCATTCGTCGAGCATGTCTTGGCTGACATAATACGGTGTGCGCTTGAAGTCCGTCCCGTCGATACAGCTTTTCTCGGAGAACTCGTCTTTTTTCGACGGTCGCCGAACGCGGATAGCGTCAATGATGTAGCCTTGAGGTTTCTTACCTGTGACTTGTGATAAGGCCCAACAATAGCCGAGTTGTCCTCCATCCATCGCCATTTGTTTGTCGAAGGTGTCGCCGAATTGGAAGGAGGTTTTGTGGTCGAAGGACCAGATACCGTTGTGGTCTTTGATACCGAGGTCGATTTTGCCACAGTAGATGATGGGAACTAAATCGTCGGTTCCTTGATTAACGTATAAACTTTCAGTTGCTGGAATTTCTCCAAACGGTAACGCAAAAGTTGCCTCAATAATCGGTTTGCCCGCTTGGTTTTTCAGTATCTCAAACTCCTCTTTCTTGTAAATGTTATTATACACCGCCATCATCTTGCAAGCGTGGTTGTAATTGCGGAAGTCATTCTCTGGCTGCGGGTTCTCGGAAAGCCACGCAAGCATGTCAGCTTCGATTTTAACTTTGGTCAAGTCGTCGACCTCGTTCGTGCCGACATTGTTGTAGCGTGTCTCCAAGCCACGATGTATCGTGGAGCCGAAGTTTGCTCCGGCACGTTCGGCAATAGCGGAACGGCGATTAAGCTCGGAGTATTGAAAGGCGCGTGGACAACGAAGTTTTTCAAGGCCGGAGTTATCGATGAGAAAGGCTCCGTCAGTGAGGGGGAGGAGTGTTAGAGTCATAAATTCTTATCGTAAGAAAGTAAAGCATAAGAAGCCGCGTCGGTAATTGTTACAATAAACTTGAGCATTTCGACACGCGTAAATTCTGCCTGTGCTTGCCTTGATTCAAGTTTTGATTTATACTTTTGTTCTGTTACTAGGCATCCCTGTTCACGACCAGCATTAAAACCACGACGCCAAGCTAATTCTCGTGATTTTACATCCCAAGGGGCTTTGGTTAGAGAACTACAATCTGTTTCTTCGATTACTTTTTGATAACGTTTTTTCATACAAACTCACTTATATCAACTTTCTTCGCGGCTTTGGTTTCTTTTTTAACCGTGCTGACGCCTACTGCCGCGATGTGCGCCATCATGGTCATGTGGTTTCGGTTGTCTCGCAAGCGTGCGTGCCAGTTAGACAATTCTTCTGGCGTCATTTCAACGAGTGGTTTTTCGGGTGCGAGTAGACTTGCGCCCGATGGGAGGCTTAGTAACGGTGCTTCCGCTTTCAATAGGTCGCGTAGGCTCTCCGAAGGGTTTGCCGGTGCTGTCGCACAAGACGATTCTGGCGTTGAGCACGGCGGCGTGATAACTTGCTCGGTCGGCGGTAAGGAGGTTGAGTTTGGTAAGTTCATAAAGGAATTTGTCGGTTAGGATGCTAACAGTGGTTTGAACGGCGCCGTCTTTCGGCTCGATGCGTTTGATTTCACTTATGACTCTTGTAGGGACGATTAGTGTCGAGCGACTGTGATTCGGGTCTCCGAGCCACGGGTTTTTGAATTCGGTCATAGGGTGTAATGGTTAGTTTGTTGTGTTCTTTCTCAAATTGATAATTGGTTTCGTGTTGGACACGCTCGTATTCAGACTCGCGGCGAAAGAAGTTGTTTCCGTTCATATTCGCTTTGCGGTTCATGCCATGAGTCGGCGGTGGTTCTGCTTTTTTCGTTCGGCGTCAGCAGATTATTACACCGCTGCCGCCGCAGCTTTTACAGGTTGGTTCAGGCATTACAGCGGTTGACCATGTTTGGTCGCCATAAAAGTTGCGCGGCACTTTTCCTTTTCCACCGCACACTGGACAGCCGTGAGGCTGTTTCGGTTGCGTGACGCCGAACAAGCCCGCCGGAGCCAATCGCCGTTGGCGCGGTTCACTGTTCATTTTGGTAAAAGCTTGATTTGTTGGCGAAAGACAACTAGTTTCTCGCCAGTCTCAACATCAACACAGTGAAAGAAACCAATGGCTTCATCAAAGAACTCGACTCGCACAGGGCGGTCTCCGTTATTCTTTGTTGTGGCAATGCCGAAGATGTGCTGTCCGGTTTCTGGACAAGACGGAGGAAGGAAATCGCTTATACAAATTCCATTATATCAACAGGACGGGCAAGTTTCTTTGTCTTAACCATGATACCGTCAAACCGCTTTAGTTCTTCCTTTGCTGCACGACGCTTGGCTTTGTCTGCTCCACGAGCAAGCAAGCGAAGTTGTGCTATGCGTCCATACCATCCTTCACGTATTCTATTAGAGATACGTTTATTGGTTAATTTTGTTCCAATCGGGTCTTTCCAAGTTGACTTAATTGGTATTTGCATAGTAGTTCACTCAAAGGTGGGCACCTTTCGATGCCCACGTGTTGAAGGAACAAACGATGCCAGTCGCTTATTAAAAGTCACGGGTTTCATTTGGTTTCGTGGATAAGTCATGACAAGGCCCGTGAGCCTAGCAGTTTCTTTCTCACTACTAACATTTTACTCCCCGTCAAGCCACGTATTTGGGAGGTAGTCGTGGCACCTTGGTGGGAATCCCAACCCACCTGATTGTTTCGCCTTACGCAAACTCCTGTGCGCGTTTCGCATTTTCCTGCGAACGCTGTTCGACGAGGCACTTGGCGAGACGCTTCACGTTGGTGTCCAACACTGCTTGCTTATTCGTGGCCGAAGCATTTGCATCCGGCACAACTTGGAAGTCCTCGAATGCAATGGGGTCGATTGCGACACCAGAGCCACTGGTATATCCATTCGTGAACTTCTCTGCCCATTTCGCCTGTGAGCCGTTGGCGATGATTTGACGAGCACCGTCCATTGCCCACTTCGGAATAAGGCCGCCAGAGCCGGTGCGTGTGGTCTTTTCCAGTGTCGGCAGGTAGCACCCCTTACCATCGAGCGATGAGTTGCCACAAGCATCGGCGTAGGTTTGCAGAAACGCCAACGCACCTTTTTCCTTCTGCTTGTCGTCGCCAGAAGGCAGCGTAAACCCTTCGGGACGCCATGTGCCGGCAACAAGAGCGTCGAGAGCTGACTGGATGAACTTGCCGAGTGTTGAGTGGCGTTCGGTCGGCAATTCGACGGACTCACCATCTTTTATCGTGGTTTCGGTTTCGCGCTTGAAACCAGCAGATTCGATTTTGTCCGCGAGGTCACTTGACGCTTCAACGGAGACCGTCTTGTTGCCGAGATACATGTTCAGCACATCCGTGATGCGCGTGAGTTTTGCTGGTTCTTGAATCGCAAGAAGAACATCGGAGTCTTCAAGGTTCGCTATTGGGAAGGTAACGCCTACCCGCGTATTTGCTCGTTCTAATTTCATGTTGTTTTGTCTTTCTCTTACGTAAGTGAGTCGTTGTTAATCAGTGACTCGAACTGTTTGGCACTTTGGTGCCAAATTGGTGAGCGCGGCAGGATTTGAACCTGCATGGAACAGTATGGACTGGGACGGCGATGTCACTAGTAAGCATCCTACCGGACGTTGACCAGCCTTTTGGCAAACGACATGAGTAGTATTAAGGAGTCCTCTCGCTCCTACCCCAACCGCGTCAGACATTCGTCCATTACTGGATTTAGGTTGAGCTTTCATTATCGTTCCACTTGCCACAGTTGCGTCTTTACATTCCGCCACGCGCTCATAAATCATTTTTCCACAATCTCCACACACTCCGCTGGTATATTCCACTCGGTTTCTTGTCCAAGCCAGTCGAACTTGACGTTCAAGTGCTCGTCAACTTCAAGAGTTTTGCTTTGAATGTTTTCGATGACGAAGGTAGGAACGTTGACCTTATGAAGGAGACGCGTGGCTTCGAGTGTGGATTTAATTTTTACTAACATTGAATTGGCCTATTCTCCAAACGTTATTAGTCCAGTTCCGATAACCTCTACCGTCCACAGACGGTGGGCAGTATCGCTTACCGAGAAATTGAATGAAGGGGAGACTAACAATACCGGGTAGTTCCGGCCTATCGAACGCCTCACGCGCAAAACGCTCCTTGTTTCGTGTATCCCCTTCAAAATCTCTCCACGCATGGTTAATAGTATTGATACAAACGTGCCGAGGGTGGTCTGTTACCAGTTTTACTCCGTAAGGATGCGTCGTCCTTACTCCACCCTCGGCACGAAAAATAGCATCAGCAATACGGTTCACGGTATTTGTTGACATACTGTCATATTTTGGCTGTTGGCTCAAACCCGTGGATTGCATTATTGCTGATGCTAAAAGTATATGTTTAATCATTCAATCCATTTTCCAGTTGCGCGAAGAAGTGCTTCGCAGAGTTGCGGTGGAGTTGCATAAATTAACAGATGAAAAATTTCTGGAAAGTTTAATTCACCCTTTCTTGTTATTCCCGGTATTGCTTCACAAAGACATTGAACGAATCTGTATTCAGATTCGTTTCCAATAACAGGATTCAACTTCTGAATCACCGGCACAATGGCATCACGGGAGGTGAGACACAATCCCATCATATCATTCGATACCCAGCTACCGTTTTCGTTAAGCCAGCCATCTTGGTATGGTTTATACCTTTTTAACTCCGCAATAGCTTTGATTTGGTTTTGTGGGGTCATTGTAGTAAGCTAATAATTGTTTTTAGATGTGAGTCAATGTTATAGAGTATTGACCATATCGCTAAAAACCAACAAACAAGCATTAAATAGTCAACTGTTTTCATGGTATCTCCTTCAAGTTGTTACGGTCAGTAAGGATTTTATCTTTTGCTATTGGTAGTGCGTCCTTTCCCCATATTTTAGAATCTTCGCTATTGAGCCTAGACCAATAAGCTTTGACAATTTCTGTCGCCCTCGTCATACCCGCTTTGAAAGCGTCGAGTTGAAACTCCTTAAAAGCAATTTCTATTATATGTTTTGGTGGAACTATATCATCACCAATGGCATCAACAGCTTCATGGTCGAGTTCTTGTAATCTTAACCAAAATTCCTTAAATGTTTTCACTTCCTTTCTCCCCACGAATTGATGCGGGGAGGTTGTTGTAGGTATCTAATGAATCGCATATTCCGGCATTGTGCGAAATATCTAAACGAACTGAATAAGTAAATAGAACACGCGCCAACTCCCTCGCAACTTCTTGGAGTTGGTATTTTTCGTTGGTGAGTTGAATACATTCGGTGACACAGTATTCAAGCTTTTCTTGGAGCTTGGTCAACTCCTTCTCTTTCGTTGCAAGCTCCTGTTCCAGCCCATCATTGATTTTAAGGAGCGTTTGCGTCTGGCTCTGGCTCTCCATCAATACAAGCTTTTCTTTACTTGCTATAAGCTCACGTTCGAGTTCGAGTTGTTCAACAGCAACGCAGACTAACAAAATATCCATACTAAACTGGTCGCGGCCATCACTTTCGCTTGCTGGTGAGTTTATTGCTACTTCTTCACGCAATCGTTTAATTGCTTCAGTTCTTGGTGTATCACTGTTCATATCTCAATTCCTTTTACTTTTGCAAGTTTTTTCACATGCTCTTGCCAAGCATCTTCTAGTGTCAACTCTGCCATTTCGTATTTAGCAAGTTTTCCAAGAGACAAATTATTGATTACTTGTTGACAAAGATGCAGGAGTTCGGTGTTGAGAACTTTCCAAGTCTTATCATTTGATGCCGCTACTTCTTTCCAGCGAAGTCCAGCATCTTCCTTGCTCCACCAGATATGTTCCGGCAACATCTTCGCCAGAGCTTGTTTGAGTTTAGTATCATTCATAAATTTAACATCAAGTTGTCCATCAAATCAAATAACCGTAGGGCGGTTAAAACACGTTAAAACCCGCTATGCGGCGTTGCGCCACGAAGCCTACGGTTAAAAAGCAATACATCTTTGGGCTTAACCTTGCGTCCAAAGGAATACTGAAAGCCGCCTTGCCATCTTCGGTTCGTCGGCATAAAATCGAAGAACTCGGACACTACTCGCGGAAACGACGCTTGCGAGGCAAAGCCACGCGTGGTCGACATCGCATTCGTGTCCGAGTTCAAATTTAACATAATCTGCTTCATGCTTGTAACGCTAACGCCTGAAACGGCACGGGTTAATTCATCCACAAGTCTTCGTATCGCTCGACGGCAATTTTCATGTCGGTAAACCACCAGAACGCTGTCGTCATGCGCTTGTTGTGCATGATGCCGTGAGCGTCGATAAAAGGCTTTGTGGTTTTCTGATACGATGTAAAAAGGATAGGCATAAAATAAACCGTGGCGGCTCGTTGCGGATTTACGCCACAACAGCGGCAACTTACCGCCACGGAGCGTTGATTTTAAGGAAACCGTGTTAATAATCTCCCTGCTTTGCAGCGTCAACGCCTAAAGTCAGTCAATGACTCGTCGTTGCATTTTCGAGAACCAGTCGTATTCTTGCACACGACCGATTTCCCAGATGCCGGGTTCAAGAGTTTGTGGTTTGTGTTCCTCGTGAACAAGTGTAGCTTGCTTACCGAGTTTAAGTAGTAATTTTTCGCCGATTTGGATAAGTTCTGCTTCGTCGTTTTCAAGAACATGAAAATGTCCCGACTCGCCGTGGGCGAGCACGCAACGGCCTTTTGCTATTGTTTTTTGTTCTCCGACTGGCAAGGAATCAATCGGTTCGAGTAGGACGTCGCCTTGCTGTTGTGGTTTTCGCATTTTGTTTATTTTATGTTAGTATTGACGGGTGAGTAAATCTATTCTGGTTTCGCCAGTTGAGACTTTGTTCAACAGTTGAACATTTTGGTGCAACGCCTTCGAGATGAAAACAGCCGATGGATGGGTTCACCATTTTTAGGTAACGAGCATCGGGACATTCGGATGAGAGGTTAACACTGTAAAGTTCGTAGGTATCCTGTTTTGACAAAAGCTTTTTCGGTAAAGCCTGCATCATTCGCTCAATTCCAACCTTGCGAATAAGTTCCCGTCGTTGGTCTGCGTTTTCTTCTTTTAAGACATCAATAGGATTTATTTGGTTGGCAGGTGTTAAAACATATTCTGGTTTCATTCTCACACCATTAAGAGCAAAGACACCCCAACCATCAGAATAAGCAAGTGCCATTTTACCGTCTTTATGTAACTGGCCTTGTTCGTTTTTGTATATTTCAGTAAAACGAGAACCACAAATAACAACATTTTTTAATGGGTAGTAAATTGAGGTTTTTACCGTGTCTTTCAAAGAGGTTATGTTTGGTAAGTTTTTTACACCTAAAAACGCGTAAGTTTCAATCCAAGAAAAATAACCAGCCCAAAATTGGCCGGATAAGTAAGGCCAAATAAAATCAACTTGTGACTCAACTTGTGACTCAACTTGTGACTCAACTTGTGACTCAACTTGTGACCTAACTTGTGAACTAACTTGTGACCAAACTTGTGACTCAACTTGTGACCTAACTTGTGACCTAACTTGTGACCTAACTTGTGAATTAACTTGTGACCTAACTTGTGACTCAACTTGTGACTCAACTTGTGACCTAACTTGTGAACTAACTTGTGACCAAACTTGTGACCCAACTTGTGACCAAACTTGTGACTCAACTTGTGACCTAACTTGTGACCTAACTTGTGACCTAACTTGTGACTCAACTTGTGACCTAACTTGTGACCTAACTTGTGACTCAACTTGTGAACTAACTAAATTTAGTGCAAAATGACAACTTAAAGGAGAACTTAAAACAATAATAGGCCGTTTTTCTTCCATGTGCCAGTAAGCTTTGTATAGGCTTTTATAAATTCTACGTGTTTCTTCAACACCTATTTCGCCTGTTGCGAGACCAAGACTAATCCATTTTTCGCGTTGCTCTTTTAGCAACGCGATTTGGCTTTCGTTTAATTCTTTAAGCATAAGAAGTATCGTCCAGTTTCTGGACAAAACTAAATCAATCCAGCCACGAGCAGGACTGACGGAAGCCCATGTTCGCACTTGCCGTCTGGCTCGACTTCACACCCTTCTGAAGAACACGCAGGCACGACGCTATCGTCGCACTCCGTGATGTCGTCCAATCCTGCCATAGCTAACGCCTTCGGCACCGATATTCTGTGGGCTTGGTCACTCATATATTTGATTGTTGGTTAAACCGATTTCGCCGCACATTCTCTACAACGATATGGAAACGGCACTCGCATATCGAGGACAAATTGGTTTTGACACTCCGCGACTTGACACTTAACCATTGGCGCATCTGCGATAGCAGTGCCAGTCAGCGTATGCCTTTTTACCCTTCGGTCATTTGACGCTTTAACCTGATGCGCGGGACAGCAATAAGCCTGTTTTGACTCACGCTTGACAAATGGTAAGCCGCATGACGGTAACGCACATATTCCTGCTGTGTCCTCGTCCGATAGCAACAGCTTGAACAAGGGTTCAAACTTGTTCAACGCGTGCATCAATGCGAGTAGGTCTTGCTCGGATACCTCGAATTTGCGGGGGTTGCTCATAGTCTACAAGCTTTACGAAAGCGTGCTTCGTCGAAATGGGAGTTGAATTGTTTTGCGACTTCAACAACCATTGTTAAAGCGTGCTGTGCGTGGCTAGTGTAAATTTGCTGCGTTATAGAATCACGACGCTCACCAAGTTGGTTAAGCTCACGAATACTGCGTGCAAACGCTTCAAGTATTTTCTTATTCATACAAACTCCAAAATATCAACTTTTGACCGACGCGGACTCTTTACTACTTTCCTTACTTTTTTCCCTTCATAAGAGTCAAAATCTTGCACCTTAAGCTCTAACTTTTCCACGAAATCAAACGCGTCAACATGCGATAAAAAAGCTTTGGAATCAGCGCGTATAATAATACATTGCACGCCGTCCGTAGCAACTAAAAATCCGTTTATTGTAGGCAACGCATAATGCGCTCCAGCTTTGCATGGGGTCAAACGCCAATAGGAATGGCTTGCCGCTTTTGGTTCAGGCCAATCTAACGCACGCCAAAGCTCTTGGATATTACGAAAGGGTTGCGGTATAAAAGACCGCTCCTTCAAATCAGCTAGGGCTTCGCTCATTTCTGGACTTAAGCAAAAAGGTCTTTTCACGCAGCGACCATTTATTTTTAGCTTACGCACCAAAGGATTGCTATAAGCCGCATTGATGGAGGGTAAAGAGCCGGAAATCATAGCTTTTATGATAGCAGCTTCCATGCCAAGCTTTTACCTTGTTGTCCATTGTCCATGTATCAATCAATTCGTCCTGATAAGCAGCGCAAAAGGCAAGCCCTGTCCCACTTCAGCCACGTCTCACATCATTTCATGCCCTAGAGCGGCTTGATGTGAGACGTATGATGTCACTTCATTTTCATGCTAGTGGAGACGTTATAGCTTTTACCATACTTTTTTTTTTTTTTTTTTTTTTTTTTTTTTTTTTACCTATCCCTTATGTCGTCACGCCTTCGGCAAGCATGATTGGGCTGAAGTGACATCTCACGTCTCACATCAAAGGCTTCTAGCGGCTTAAAAGAAGTGAGACGTGACCGACGTGAGACGTGGCTTGCTTTGTCCATGCTTATCGCGTCGGCTTTCTTGCACCACGCACTTGCACCTTAATCCAACGGTGCCGACGATGGCAATAATACGCCCATCCAAGCGTCGCAAACCAAACCGCGTTTTGGACTTTGTCGTAAAGAGTCATAATTTAGGGTTTCTTTTTGCGCACTTAAAACGCAACCGGATTGCGTCGCGTTCTCCAAGCGTGTTTTCCAACAACTCATTCAGTTGCCTTGCGACTTTGCGAATGAACGCACGGCGCAAAACATCCGTCACTAATCCTTTTTCTGGTCTGTTTAACTGCCACAACAACGAGCTTGCGGCGGCTACAGCAACCATTTTTTCATTTGGTTCCATGCTAACCTTTCTTCCGCCGCTTGTTCAATCGGCAGAGAGACAAGCATTTAGTCACTTTATGCTTGCTTGCTCTACTGACTGCGCGTTCGTTATACGAATTCGCTTTTGTCGGTTGAACCGACGGCTTTTGGCATAAGGCCAGACGGCTCCAGATACACGTTCTGGTAATTCTTCGCCGCCGTGATGCAGGGCATAATGCGGTTTCTTATAGCAATCCGCAGGTTTTTTTGCTCATCTGCCATGAACCAATCAAGACAGTCCGCACCGATTGCTCCTACTCCATCAACCTGCGGCTTTTGCGCCAGAACCGCGTCGCAAATATCATTCACGACCGATTCCATCACCGCCGTCGCGACCGCTTTCGCAGTTAGGTTTGACCCGTTTGCTTTCAATATGGGCGTAATCCGCTCAAATGCAGTATACAGGTTCGTTGTTTTCTCTAACGCTGGCATTTTGTTCCTTTCTACGCTTGCAAGGCAGCCAAATCATATGGCAATTCACCTTGCAATCGTAAATCTTGTAACCAGCTATTCCAAAGAGCAAGTCTAGCATGAGAGCAGTTCTCATGCCAGAGTTGCGCCTTGCTAATCCTCGACCGTAAAGCAATTAGGGTTCTCAACAATGGAAAGTTCGTCGATTGGCATTTCGCAAGGTGCGAAAGCAATTTCGTTTTCTTTGCAAAACGCTTCAAACCCCAATGAACTTTCATTAAAAGCTTCTAGGTTGAAGCTTTCCGCCACTCGAAAAGCTTGCCACGGCTTTCTTACGGTGCATATAGCAATATATTCCATTTTTTTCATTTTTTTCCTTTCCGCACCCTAGCTTAATTGCCGGGGGTGCAAATTTCAAAGAGCATCTAGCATCATAGCTAGAATTGTGCCAGCAATCCAGCTTGGCACCCCAAATAGCGCAGGGCTGGCTTTGAACCTGATTAGCGCGGTTAGGGTCTGAATTGATGGCATCGCATCATTCCCGCTGGCAAGCCAGCTTCCGGGTCTAATCGCCCTGCATCTCTTATGAAAGCATTCCTCGTGCCAAGCTTTGAGCTTGGCCAGCGAGTCCGCTGGCTGCGAAGCAAGCGGCGGGCGCATATATTAGTTAGGCTGACAATGTAAATACAATGTAAAGCCATTGTAAAACAATACGGCCAGCCCCGCCCACCCCTTCAGAACGGAGACGAGGATATAGTGGAACCTCCCCCGCAAAACCGCACCATTTTATACGACTTTCGGCTAGTATGGAATGAGCAGAGGAGTATGGTCCAGAGACTGGACCAAACGCGAGGAAAAAGCTCTGCGAGGATGCTTCGACGCCGAAAAGATTTCTTCAAATACCCTATTGACAACCGCGCGGTGCCGTGCTATATTGATGCGATGGAAAAAATAAGCGTAGAAGCAAGCAAGCAGAGCTTGGCGCGGGTCGAACGCCGAGAAAAAACATTGCGTGAGATACTCGCAATGCAGGATTTACAGCCGTGGGCACAGTCGAATGAGCAGCAGCAACTTCAATCCGTTGTCGAATCTGAAACATCATGTCGGGCCTATTGTTCCTAAGTTGTTGCAAGGGGAACAAGACGTCGCGAAGATTGATGGTGCGTTGTTTGGGGATACCGATACAAACATTCGGTTGCAGCGAGAGAAACCTGTTCATCGCTTAATGTTTGAGATGGCTGCACAAGGTTACAATGGCGAAGAAATTGCAAAACATACAGATTATGACCCAAGTTACGTTAGGCGTTTGTTAAAACAACCTATTGCCCGTGAGCACATAGTCAAAACCATTGCCAAAACCGTGCAAGACGAAATGAAAGAGTTTCTTGAAGCCGAGGTTCTTCCGTCCCTGCGAACCCTCAAGGCCGTGCGTGACGGAACAGAAGTTCGCAACCAAGACCGCATTTCCGCCTCGACCGCCTTGCTCGACCGTTTTCTCGGTAAGCCCGTGCAGCCCATGACGACCGACGCGAAGCCCGTTGCCTCGATGTCTGATGACGAGCTCCGCGCGAAAGTCCAAGCCGAGATTACAGCGTCGCAACCAAACTAAGTCATGACCCAAGCCCAACAAGAGTTTCTTCAACGCATGAAAGTGCGCGGGAGTTTTCATGCTTGGTGTTTGAAAGCGAATCCGGGGTTCGTGCCAGCAAAGCATCACTTGCTTATTATTCACGAGTTGGAACTGCTCGTCGAGAACTTATTCAAAGCCCTCGTGCGCGGGGCGGAAGCCCCCGATGAACCCCTGCGGCTTATGGTTCTCACACCCCCAGGGAGCGCGAAATCGACGTATATCTCAAAGCTCTTTCCCCCGTGGTTTCTGGCACAAATGGGACGGCTCGACCGCTTGATGAAAGACACGGGAAAGCCCACAATCCCCCTTGGTATTCTTGCTTGCTCTCACTCGTCTGACTATGCAAACAAATGGGGCAAGGCCGCGCGGGACGTGATTGTTGGAAACGAACGCTGGCTTGGCATCGCCCTCAAGAATGACTCCCGCGCCTCCGACGAGTGGGCCTTGACTAACGGATGTTCGTATAAAGCCGCAGGCGTCGGCAAGGGAATAAGTGGCGAGCGTATGCACCTTGGCGTCATTGACGACTTCTGTGGCCAAGAACAAGAAGCTGGGTCGAAGCTTTTTAACGACGGAATCTGGATTTGGTGGGAGAATGACTTTGTCAATCGACTCCAACCTGTTTCTGCGCGTGTGATTATTGCCAATCACAGGAACGAAGATGACTTAGTAGGACGGCTCATGGCGAAGGAGCCTACTAAGTGGAGGATTATTCGCTTGAGGTTGCTAATCGAGACCCAAGAGCAAGCTGACGAAGACCCACTTGGACGCAAAGTTGGCGAGTATCTTTGGCCCGAATACTTCACAAAGGAGCAAGTTGACGAACGTATGGCAAATCCCCGCGCCTCTGGTATTCAGCAGCAAGAACCTAGTCCCGAAAAAGGTGGTTTCTTCCAAGCGGAGTGGTTTAATCAGTATGACAAGTTGCCTCCGCTCGACGAGCTACAATTTTATTGCGCGTCTGACCATGCTGTCAGCGAAGCACAGACCGCCGACCTAACCTGTCTTTTGCCCGCTGCTTACGG